TAGATCTTATATGATCAAGGATTAGAAGTATACACTCTGAGTAGCAGGTGTAAACGCTGTTCCGAGTCCAGTTACAAGAATCGTGTGATAGTAGAGGTTAGCACCAAAGATATTATCAACGACGCCATAACGTGTAAGCAAGCCTACACGAGGAGCGAAGTCATTAGGACCAATTGTGCGCTGAACCATAACCGGAATATATGGGCAATAGATGATACCAGTGTCATAGAATTCTGGTCCCTTGTATCCGAGGAGAGCGTACTCTGGACGCGCTGCATCATTTACATTGTTACCTTCTGTTCTTGTGTCACGATAAACATTAAAGCGACCACCGAGATTACCGATCTTAGCTACACCAACAGGCTGTGTGTTAACATTGCCTTGAACAGGTACCCACTGGAATTCAGGGAGCATTTCAAGGATAGCGCAAACGCGAGGAGTTGCAACAACAAAGTTTGCAGCACCACGACGATTACGAACAGCGATGCGATTTGCTTCGATGATTAATCTTTGGTAGAAATCACGATTACGTTCTACTAACCAACGGCCGTCAGCTGACTGAGGAGCCCAGATAGAATAACCAGCGCCTTGACCTGCATTGAGGGAGACTTGGATCATTCTAACAAGCATTTCACGGTCGATTTCAGCCTGAATTTCATACGACATAGCGTTTGTTAATTCAGTATCGATATCGATACCATTCATGTTCTTAAGGTCCTGCTCAAGTTCTACTGACCAACGTGCGCCAAGGCGACGTGTACCAGCTTCAACTGCTGTTTTCTCGAACGATACTTCGAAGGAAGGAATATTACCTGTTACTTCGAAATTCGCAAGGATAGCAGCAACACCCTTATCTGCATCGGAGATGATCTTATCAACGCCGTAAGCAGATGAGCCTGTGCCTGAGAGGTAGTCTGCTGATGTACCAGTATAAGCAGTATTCAAGTAGTTGTAACCAGCTTCTTGACCGGCTGCTGCAGCAAGAATACCAGCTTGACCACCTGGAGCAGCACCAGCGCCTGTCTTACCATCGATACCTTCACCAAGAGTTTCCCCTGTGTAGCGGTAACGAAGAGCAAAAGCAAGACCAACTGGACCTGCCATTGGTTGTACACCAACGATTTCATTTGTAATTAACTCAGGAAAAGTACGTCTAATCATTGGGATCAAGATTTTTGGAAGACGGAAGTCGCCTTGAGCGTAGCTGTCAGTACCAGGAGTACCTGATGCATAGCGGTCGCCGGTTTGGAATGTACCGATCGAGCCAGTTGAACCAGCTTGGTTACCCAGTGCCGGGACAGTGTTAGGACCAGCTTCATTCAAGCACCATGCTTCCTGATTTTCAAGTAGCATAGCTGTGTTTAAGCGAGTATGTGAGTCTTCGATCGCTGCAACGCTCTTTGATGTGTAATCCAATACTGGAGCCCACTTTTCAAGCAGAGCAGCTGCTCTTGATTCGTTAATATAAGCCTGTGAAGGTTTAATTGTTTTCATAGTTTTTGTTTTTTCCTTTATTATTTGTTCGACCCCAAGGGTACATCATTTTATGATATCCCAGGTAACTCAGGAAAGCCTAAACATTAATTAGATAATAAAAATTAATATTTTGATAACTCTGAAAGATATGGGTTAGATGGAGCATTTGCTGGTTCTTCAACCTTTTCAGCGATCACTCTATCGATCTTAACCGTATCATTCAGAGCTTCTTCTTTTAAGCTCTCAAGCCTGCTCTCTTCTTTTTTGTTGAAAAGCTTCAATGTATAGTCGAAATTCTCAGCAATGAACTCTGGGCTCTTTCCTGATAATACTTTCTTTATATACTTCGCGCTTCTCTCATCGAGATTAGATGTTTTCTGTTCGATAAGAAGATCTGACTTAAGCGTCATAAGTTCTTTTTCGATAACACTCTTCTCTTGAAGTGCAGACTCAAGCTTCACATTAGCTTCATTAATTTGTTTGTGACCGTCAATAACAGCATCTTTAATACTCTCTTTCTCGAGAGCGCTGTCTACGGCTAAATTATTACGAATTCCTTCAAGGATCTTAATAGCCTTTTTATTTTTTACTGCTTCTTGAATGTCAGCAGCAGGAATTGTTTCTTGTAAAAATTGATCGAGGTATGTTGAAATAGACTCAACTAACTCTTCTTTAAAAGTACTAGCATCTTCTGTTAATACTTTTTCGTATTTTGCTACAACAGCTTTAAGTTTCGATGTTCTATCTTTATCAATAGCTTCAACAACCTTGTTAAGCTTCTTAGAGTGATCAGCGTCGATAGCTTCTAAAAGCTTTTCTAACTTCGAGGTATAAAGCTCGTCTTGTTCAAATAATGCTTGATCAACGTGAATTTTAGTCTTTTCAGCTAAACGCTCTTCAAAAGCTGTTTCAATTTGAGCTAATACAGCTTCGTCAATCGCACCGTTTGTTGCTTCTTTTAAGATTTGTGAAATATTCATAATTAAAAAAGGTCTATATTATTATTTATGATTTGCTGCTTAATTTTATCGTTAATTACAGCGGATAGTTTCTCATGCGCATTTTTATAGTCTTTAGCAATAATATTATTGATAAAACTTTTAATAGCTGTATTAACTTTTTTGCTCATATAATTAATATTTATAAAGATTTAATGAATTGCAACATAGTTTCACGTAAAAAACTATCTCTATTCTTTAAAGGCATTTTTGAAATTGTTTTTTCGAAATTATCGTAAGCTTCTTCGAACTGACCGTACTTATTAACTACGTATTGCTTACTTTCAAGGATACCATTAACAAAAGCTTTAGGAAAAGATGGATCTGCAACGCAGTCAACTGCTACGAGTTTAAAATCTTGTACACGGCTAACACCTTCTTGACCAGATTCAGGTATAAGCTGACCAAGAGCTCTAGAACTCATACCAACTCTCACACCGTCATTAATTAATGATCTTACAATTAAACCGGTAGGCGTTGAAAGAACCTTACTTTTACCATAAAAAACATTACCGTCTTGAGTCATTTCTGTAACCAAATGACAAGCTCTTTCAAGATCAACATCTGCTGTAGTTGGGTGATTTAATTCACCCATTGCTCTCCCCGTTTCTATCATAGCTTCTTTATATCGTGCAACTTCAGCTACCATTTCCTGTAACGGGTAAATTCTTTTGTTACGATTAACACCTTCAGCCATCATATACGGGCCTTTAATAAAGAAGTTTTGCGAACCTTTCGAGTTACCTTCTTCGACAATATATTCGAATTCTTCTTTCGGAGCAGGGGTTTCAACTATAAGATTTAAACTCATGTAATATTATTTATGAAATTAGGAACTATTTCCTACTGTTTTTAATTAATACCAAGTTCTTTTTCAGTTAAAATTAAAAATTCGTAACCTTTCTTATTAGCCCATCTCTTAGCTGCCTCCCATTTAGCCTGGTTAACTACCCAAGTCTTCTGCTCATACAATATAGTTGTACGTCTCTTACCTTTCGTCGTTACTGGTTTAGTAACTTGCTTGCTCGGTTTTATCTCTATTAGAAACTTGCTTTTTTTACCATCTTTATTTTTAAATACTATAAAGTTATCCACAAAATATCTATGAACTTTACCATCTAAAGGGCTAATATAAGGTATTATAATATTCTCACTGCCCCACGCTATTATATTTTCATTTAAATCAGCCCATCTAAAAAACTTTAATTCCCACCCGGATCTATATATAGGGTCAGAATTACCGATGTATTTTGATGTATTACTCGGCTTGAATATACCCTGTCTATATCGTTTATCTTTTTTCATCTTATAAATATAATTATGACGTTTGAAGAAAAAATAATTATTAATTCGGATATTAGACAAAAAAATTTAATGAGACCGGCTAAAGTAGCTTTCGATAAACCTGATACTGGTGTGAAAATTTTAAAGAAGGGAGCCTACTATTTAATTAAAGACGCGGCGGAGATCACTAAACAATATCTCGCGCATCTATGTTACGGCTCATATAAAAATCCCTTAAAAGATTTAAGAGGTAAATTCACTCAATCTGAAATAATAGATTTTGTTGGTAGATCTAAGGAAGAGAAAAATACTAATCAGCTTTTAAACATTATT